GGAAAGTTAAAGAACATGTTAATGGCAGATTGTGATGCTATAGGTTATGTTTACAGAGATGATGAAAAAGAGAAGTTAATGGTATCATTTCAAGCTAATGAAGCCTTAGAAGCAGGTAGTAGAAGTCCTCATTTGAGAGGCAAAGAGATAGAGTTAACATGGAATAATATATATAAAAAGGAGAGTAAATAATGGCGATATTTAAACCAGAGACTAAAAGCGGTAACTTTTCAAGCTTCACAGGAGTATGTGAATTTGGAATATTAGAGTTTAAAGATAGGTCAGACGAATTTGATTGGGCTGATTTATTTCTTGAAGTATCAGTTAAACAAAAAGGAAGTGATTTTGACAGACCATTAGCTATTAAAGGTTCTTTCGACAAAGTAGGTGGAAAGATTACAGGTGGCAATGGTTTAACAAGATTATATCATTTCTTTGACCAAATAGGTTGTGAAGCTGGTATTAATGTAAATGGTGGCTGGGAAACACCTGATGGCAAAGAGATTAAAGATATAGCAAAATATCTAAATGATAACTTTGTTGTTGGAAATGGAACAGATACACCTAATTTAGATTATTTAGGTTATTTCTATAAAGAACAGCCTAAAGTTCCAGGAGGAACAGCATATACTAGAGTTTTATCTAAAGTATACAGAAATGTTACTGAAAATAAAGTTAAACTAGATGATGATGTTAAATGGATGAAATCTAAAGGATATTTAAAAGAGTTTGTAGAAGGTGAGACTGCAAGTCAACCAACTGTAGACCAGAGTGCCTTAGGTAATCTATAATGTATGTCGAGATAGCTAAAGGTACACCTGGAAATAGAGGGTATTTAATCAGTAAGAATGACTTAGGTAATTTTATTAATGAAAGACCATTATACAGAAGTGTTTATCTATATGATGATGAAGCACTTAAATATGTAAAAGATAATGAAACATTAAAGAATTACTTTGGAGTTAGATATATTGATAAAGTTCCTATTGATATTGACAAAGGTGGTAACTCAGATGAGAAAACTTTAGATGTCTTGAGAGGTGTTATTCTAGAGCTAGAAGATGCAGATATTACGGAAGAAAGCTTTCAATGTTTCTTTTCTGGCTCTGGATACCACATTGATTTAGCTGGTGGGTTATTTAACTTTAAAGCTGGTGTTGATTTGCCTTATATGGTTAAGCAAACACTAAAGAGTTTAATACCTGATTTAGATTCATCCATATATATGAGAACTGGTATTTACAGAGTTCAGCATACTATTAACCAAAAGACAAATCTATATAAAATACCTTTATATAGAGATGAGGTTATGAATCTAGATGCAGCTGATATACTAAAGTTAGCCGAAGTTAATCGTAATGATTATACATACTTAGGATTACAAGGCGATGGAGAGTTAGAGCATACTGTAAAAGAAGAAGTTCCTGATGTTCAAGTATTTAATAAAATATCGGAACCAACTAAAATAGTACCTTGTGTACAATCAATGTTAAGTCAAGGAGCAAAGCAAGGAAATAGGCATATAACAGCTTTGAGGATAGTCAGCCATTTTAAGAGACATGGCATCCCGAGTCACTATGCTAAAGTAATGATGCTTCATTGGAATAACAAAAGTATGCCCGAAAAGGAAATAATGGAAATGGTAGAGAATGTATATAACAGAAACTATAAGTATGGTTGTCAAGACTCTGTTATGGTAGAGCATTGTAAAACGCAATGTATATTCTTTAACAAGAAAGACTACATGATAGATGTTAAATCATCAATTGATATGCAAAGTGAGCTACATGAGAGATTAAATACTGATTTTAGTGGAAAAACTATAGACCTAGGTAGGGCTTTAGGGATAAATAAAGAGTCAGTCATATATCCAGGTGAGTTAGTCACTATATTTGGACCAACAGGGTCTAATAAGACTACTTTTGCACAAAATATAGCACTTGGTGTAGACTTTGTTAATGATAGAATTGTTAAAGATTGGCAAATACCTACATTATTTCTAAGTTTAGAGTTATCATCTTGGTACATGCATAGGAGACACCTCCAAATAGTATCAGGAGTTACTAAGCAAGAAGCCAACGATAATTACACAGAGTTATATAAGAAACACGAAGAAGAGATGTCACATCTAATGGTTCAAACTGTTTCTCCTACTCTTGATAAGATAGTAGAGAAAGTTAGAGAGTTAGAACCATCGCTAGTAATAGTAGATTATATTGATTTAGTAGATACACCTCATAATATTAGAGGTGAGTATGAAAAAATCAAATATATATCTCATGGATTATCTAGTATGGCCGTAAATAACGATATGATAGTCATCCAAGTGTCGCAAGTAAGCAGAGAATATAGTCGAAATGAAGTGCTTGACCTATATGCAGGTAAAGGGTCTGGAGCAATAGAAAATGCGTCTAGAAAAGTGATTGGTCTTAATGGTCAATCAAATTCAGCAACTAGAGCAGTTACGTTATTTAAAAACACCGATGGAGAACTATTTGATACTGAAGTCGAATGGACTCCGTCATTTAGACTAAGGAGAGTATAATGGGATGGTTACTAAAAATGTTTTGGCTTGAGGATAGATTTATCCTTATATTACTACGCTTGATAAAAATAGGTTTCGTAAGAACTAAATCAGATAAAATGAATGGATTTAGTATCGTATTTGGAATCGGAAGTATTGAATGTCAAGTTAATTTATCGAAAGTAAAAACTGAACAGGTACAAATGAATGAAATCGGAAGAACGTAAAAACAAGAGATACTATAAGCCGAAAAGGGGGCGCAAGTCCCCTAATAGGCTTACTATCTGGGAAGAGAAGTTTAGCAAAAAATTAAAAAGACATCATGGAACTTTTGCTAAAAAGACATTTCATAGGTTAATGAAAAAATCGTCTACATTAAGGTCAACATTAAAGAGAAGGAGTAAGGAGTATGAGGTCGAGTTTAATATATCACTTGAAGAGGTTAGAGACCTTTTATATAGAGTTTATGGAAAGAAGTGTTGCTATTGCCATAGTAAGTTGGTTGTTAGCAATATGGTATGTGACCATATTCTCCCTCTATCTTTGGGTGGTAATTCAACTCCTGGTAATCTTCAAATGATTTGTGGTAGATGTAATACAAGAAAAGGACCTTTAACAGATAGAAACTTTAGAAGATTATTAAAATGGCTTGATAGACAGAACATAGAACTTAAGAAATATGTTCTTAGAAAGATGTCAAGTAGAGATTTTTAAAAAGCAAGTAGGGGACGGATACACGACAGCGGTGAGCAGCTGTGAGCTTAGAAAATAAGTCGGAATGTAATGTCAATTATATTCGTCCCTGAAAAATTAAGGAGGATAAAGATGAATTGGAAAATATGGAATGAAAGACAAAAAAAGAAAGAAAAACTTAAAAAGCGTTACAAGAAATTCATGACAGATTCTTATGGGTCAGTTATGTTTAAATATAAAGATAGGAGGAAGAATGAAGTGGGAAGGAAGTAAGTGTGTATTCCCTAAAATGGGAACTAGAACACATCAATTAAAAAAAGGGGAGAAAAGAGTTGACCCCAAGAAAACTAAACAAATAGAAAACGACAGAAAGAAGAGGTTACAGGAATGGAACAAGTGGCTGAAAGGCTAAAGGAAAAGTTCACGAAAGAATATACTTCAAAGTTTGACATTGATTTAAAATTTGGAGAAGAAGCTGAGTATAGCTTGGCTAATATTTTGTCTTTAGGTAAAGTGGAGGTTAAGACAGAAAGAGACATCTGGAAGAGAACTGGAAATATAGTTATAGAGTTAAGAAGCAGAGGTAAATATAGTGGTTTAAGTGTTACAGAAGCTGAATGGTGGGCGCATATACTATCATATAAAGGCGTTAAAGAAGGAGTTATATTAATTCCTGTTAAATTACTTAAAAGAAGAGTAAAACAACTTGTCAAAGAAGGCAAAGCTACTCTGACAGTAGGAGGAGATGATGATACAAGCGAAATAGTACTTATTCCTATTAAGGAGATTCATGGAATCTTTTAAAAGAAATAGAAAGTACACTGGTGCTATATTAAGAGAGGAAAAACCAGGAAGATGGGTATCAAATAAGCCTTTGTTTTTGTGCGGAAACAAGGGTTTATTTCCTGTATTTAAAACAGGAGGCCCTACAGGTAGATTCCCTGTGAATCACCAGGAATTTGAACTTAGAAACATAGGAAAGGAGAGTTTTAACATTGAAGACAGAATATAGTAATAATTTTCCACCAAATGAGACAAGAGAAATGTCTAAATTATGGGATGTTGATGTAGATAAAATAATAAGAGTTATGCTTTCTGATAATAAATGGTATATTGTTAAATCAGAAGCAGGAAAAAATATGGGAGAAAGAATTGAGTTCTCTGGATATGTAGGAAATAAACCTTATTATTTTAAACTGGTAACATCACATGAATTTACTATGCATCATAAAGATGAAGGAGAGATAAATTGCACTGGAATTAGAAAGATTTCGGGATTAGTAAATCAAATAAAGTTAATAGAAGAGGAGGTAAGTTAATGAAGACAGAATATGATAAAAGAAGGCATTTACAACAACAAGTAGATAAATACAAATTAGCTTTAAGTGCAGCTCATGAAGAAATGGGTCTATTAAGAAGGGAGTTAGAGCTATGCAACGAAGCGACTATGAAGCAATCGCAAAAATAATAGAAGATGTAATAGGTAAAGATACAGTGACATGTGTTAACCTTTTAGAAGGTATAAGATTTTACTTTGATAAGAAATTAAAAGAAATCGAGATAATTAGAGCAGAAAACATGAAACCTATACCTTTTACTGCCTATAAGGTAGAAGAGTGGAAAAAACAGGCAAATAGCGCCTTAAAACGCTATACAGCTAAATTGAATGAGGAAATAAAGCTTGAAAAAGAGGCTTGTTCAGTTACTGGCTGAGAATAGGCTAGAAAAGTGTACAGTTTGTGGCACATATAAAAATCAGGCGGTTTACAGGTTTAGACATGCACAATTTGTCAATACTTGGGAACCGCCTATATTAGAACCAATGTGTAGGAAATGTGTTTACAGAGAGTGTTATGGAAGTAAACATTATAGAAAAAAAATGAAAGAAAGGAGTTTAGATGGCAACTTTTAAGAAAAAGCCAACAAATAAGGAAATGGCAAATGCTATTGTAGAAATTAACAACAGAGTTAATGAAATAGCGAATGTAGTATATAATCTTGATAATGTTGTAGGTATGTATATTAGAATGAAAGGTGATTTAGAAGATTTTAATAAGTATCTAGAACAAAAAGCTAAGGAGATGAAAGATGACTCAAAAACAGATGGAGAAGCTGCAAAATCAGATATTCAAAAAGATACAGATGATGAGAGCAGCGGGACAGAAGGAGTACGCAAGGAAGACAAATAACGCTTTCGCTAATTTTGAAAGAGTTGCTGATAACCTTGGATTAGACAGAAAAGAAGTTTTACTTGTCTATTTATTGAAGCATGTAGATGGCGTATGTTCTTATGTAAAAGGGCATAAAAGTCAGAGAGAAGATGTTAGAGGTCGAATAATAGATATACATGTATACCTTGATTTGTTATGGGGTATGATAGACCAAGATGAAAAGCAAAGCAGAAATGTAAACTACTTAAAAGAGATACAAAATGATTAAATGCGAAAAATGTGGCGAATTAATAGGCCATAGTGCTCCTATTTATAAAGCATCTAGAGGGTTTTTAGGTGAAGATGGTAATTTCCATGAAGATGAATCAGTTGTTATTCATATGGAATGTTATTATGATTTTACTTATAACCCTTTTACTGCTATAGAGAATAACATAAAAAATAATTAATAACTAGACATTTTAAATCCAGGAACAGGATTTTTATCTTTACTTTCCTTAATTCTTTTAGCTTCTTTAGCTATATCAGTCATAGGAAATCCAAATACTTTTTCAGGTATTCTCATAGGATTGTCAAATATAGACTTCTCTGGATGAGCTACATCTCTTAACATTCTACCAAATGGGAACATAGTCCATATATAATAATCAGCTAATTTATTATACTCATCATCAGAAAACTCTCTAATAACAGATATAGGAAGCCTTGCAATAGGAGGAGTAATCATAGCAAGTGGTGCTATAGCTCTTGGATATGTACCAAAAAATGCTCTATCTCTTTCCTTTTCATCTCCAAAGAGCCATTGAGATGTATCTTGTAAGTAATTCCAAGGAGCAGGTAATATTTGGTCAAACAAAGAATACATAAATACCGATGATAAAGCATAGACAAATGCATCAATAGCCATCGTTCTTTTAAATTTATCCATAGCTTCTGAACTTTTAAATCCATATATCTTAGCATCATGATATACATCTTTTCTAAATCTAATAGCATTCCAAGACCATAATTGAAATCTTGACATTATCTTACCTAATCCTGAACGAGCAAAAGGTTGTCTATAAGCAGCTGAATATAAGAATTGAGTAGCTTTAACACCCTTTTTACCCATTTCAATAAGAATAGGGTCATAAGGATTTTTAACAGCCCCATTTAATCTTTCCCAACCTTTAATAAAATGAGCCATATAAGCATCTCTTCTTAAAGCTTTTTCTGGAATTGACATAAAAGGAACAGCTGCATCTACAATCTTTCTACTAACACCATGTTTGTTTTTTAATGAAATAATATCTTTTAAAGAAGCATCTTTTTTACCACCAAATTTATCAGCTAATTCTCTTGTAAAAGCAAGAGCAGCTCCCTCTCTAAATCTCTTATCTAAACCATATTCATGAGCTAATAATTGAGGTCCTACTCCAATCTTCTCCATATAATCACCAACTTTATCCCAACTATCAAATTCAGTACTAATTGTTTTCAAATAGTCAAGACTTCTAGCTTTTTTAAGATTTTTAAAACCAGCTGAAGAAGCTGTATGTAAAGTACCACCAAATATATTATTAATAGGAGTTTTAGGATGAGTCATTAAAGTAGCTAGTTCCCATTGAGCTTCTGCTTGAGAAAAACTTCTAGCACTATAAGCATCAAATCCAGTAGCTTGTGCATAATCATCAAAATGTTTAGCTATTTTTTCATCTTTTCTTATTTTTAATTTGGCTATCATTCTATTAACTTTTTCAGCCATTATATTATCAGCAAAAGCACCATATAAAGTTCCTTTTATTTTAGCATTAGGATTATTATATAAATCTTTAGGTATAATAGTAGGATTACCCATAGCTTCAGAAACATATTGTTTCCAGAAATTAACCCATCCATCAACAAGATTAGCTCCATCCTTTCTTTCAGCTTCATTGCCTTTAACCCATTGCTTTGTCATTCTATCTCTCATTTCATATAAAGTATGAGTATTTAAAAGGTTACCAAGTTGTCTAAAGTAAGTATTAGTAACATTGTTTATATAAGTTTGAACATTAACAGGGTCTATATCCCAGCCTGGAATGTGATTTTCTCTGGTAAATTGATTAGCCATTCTAGGAACAATAGTTTTAATATTAACCCTATCTTTTGCTTTCATAGACTTTTCTTCGACTATTTTAATAGCTCCTGGAAGAATATTATCTCTTATTATTGCCCAATCAGCATAATCTCCATAATCCCAATCACCTGTTCTAGTTTTATATTTAAATATAATTTCAGCAAGTTTTCTTTCTTTTTTTTGAATAGTCATTTGAGTATCTTTTTGCAAAATATCTAATTCATTATCTCTCATTTTCTTTATTCTAGATTGTTCTGGATAATAATGTGGAAAATAACCTTCTCTATAATTAGTATTAAATATTTCTATTTTATTATATTCCTCAGCAATAGCCTCTTTATAAGGTCTCCATTTTCTTTTTTCTAATTTATTTAATTTGAAGAAATTCTTCTTTGATATAATTTTTTCAAAATTGGTTTTATGTGTTCCTATATATTCTCCAACAGGATGTAAATCAATAGCCATAGCTTTAGCCATATGCCTCATACCATCTATACCTAAATCCATATTAAACTCTTCACCTTTAGCTATAGCTTCATGAATATCTCTTAAAAATGCTCTATAATTTAATATAGGTTGAGTTTTATTTCCATCATACCATCCTTTTCTATATTTCTCCCAAGCAAAATTACCATTTTCATCTTTAACACCAGCAAGTTTGGTATGCATTTCTTTAAAGAAATCATTCATTATATCTCTAGTTTTATTTATTAATTCATTACCTGTAATAGTTTCTCTTTCACCTTTTCCAAAATCAACTACATATTTTTTGTCTTTAATTTTAGCCCAATTATTGTTCTTTTTAGACTCTATAAATAAATTACGATAAATTCTTTCACTAACTTCTTTAATACCATAATCATTAGGTAATTCTAACTTTCTTATAGCTAATCTCCATATAGCATTACCATCTTCTATAACATTAGTTTGTTTTAAATATTGTATACTATTAGTAAAATCACTTGCTAATCTGTAAGATTCTCCTTGAGCTGCATCTTGAACCTTTCCAACAGTATCTTGTAATACTTCTCCATAGTAAGTAGGCTTTAATATCATTCCTTTTTCAGCTAAAGCTCCTGCTCTACCTCTAAAATAACCTTGTTTAGGTAAAAATATCATGTCAAACTTCATCATCTTTCTATTAGTAGTTAATGGAAATTCATGCCAATCTAATTTAGCTAATTTAGCTTGTTCAATTAAAGACAAGCCTTCTTTTAGTTTCTGTGACATAGTACCTTGTCTCATAAAATTAAACCAATTATTTATAAGCTTGAAATCTCTTGTTGTCATTTGATTTAACTTTAAAGGAAGAAAATCTGGGTCTATTCTTGTATATATACCTCCTAGTAATGCATTCATATCTTGACCTTGAAGATTAAACCTCTTAATATTATCCATTAATTCAGCAGCAACCATAGATTGCTCTTCATTTAATTTGCCTTCTTTTATACCTTTATATCCTTGAACTCTTCCAATAAAGTCACCCTCTTCTACTATAGATGTATTAGGTTCAAACTTTTCAACTTCTTTTTCAAGAGAATCTATTTTATTTTTAAATGAATTCTTTTCATAAGGTTTTTGTGCATCTAAATAATAATCATTTTTTATATTAAAAAAATCACGAATTACTTTAGGAGATAATTGAGTAGAATCTAGATATAATTGATGTTGATTTGTTTTTGCACCTTCAGTTGCAGTGGTTTGTAAAATTTGTTTTTCTACCTTTTTAGCAAAACGCTTTCTTTTAAAAGATTTAAATTTAGCAAGATGAGATTCAGATGAAGGTCTTAATGAACCTATTAACATTGCATCAAATAAATCCTTAGAATATTGATTCTTTAAAGACTTTTTAAACTTAGCTATATTAGCATCTATTGTTCCTAAATCATCTAATCTTGTCTTTTTCATAAGAGCTGTAGGTTTGATTTTACTTTTTCTATTATTAAGTTTATTAAAGGCTACTTGAATTTGTTTAAATTCAGTCTCTTTTTGAATGTCAGCTAAATTCTCACCTGTAATAGGTTCTACCTGAGCATTTCTAGCTTTATTTTTTTCTGACCAATCTTCTTTAAATTCATCAGCTCTTTTAACTATTTTAATTACTTCAGAATCAGATATTTTATTTCCTGACTTATCAGCTTTATTATAAATGTTTACTATTAAATCAAGAGTTGCCATATTATGAAGAGCATTAGAATAGTAATCTTCAGATTCTGATAATACTTTCCTAATAGCTTCTAAAGGCCCTCTATCTTCTATTATTTTCTCTAATTCTTTTAAATATCCTTCTGTAACCTTTTGTTTTTTACCCTTATCACCTAATTTAAATAACCTAATAATAGAACCTGGAGTTCTAATTTCCTTATCAGCTAATATTCTTTGATTAACTTCCATATGCAAGTCATTCTCAGTAATAAAATCAACTTGAGGACTATTCTCTTCTCTTATCTTTGTCCTAAGTAATAAATCTTTAAACTTATCTTCAGGGAATCTACTATCTTTTAATATTTCAGTAAATTGCTCCATCTTATTTCTATATGATTTAACATCAACCCAATCAAATGGTGACATATTAAAATTAAAACCTTCTAATGTCTTACCAAATTTAAACATAGCAGTTGTTCTTTCATTAAAAGGAATATTTTCAATATCTTTTATCATTGCTTGAATTTCATAATTAGTCCAATCCCTTTGCTCTATTCTATCCCTGCCAAAGAATGCAGAATTTATATTTCGAACTAAATTATATCTTTTATTTCCATTGTATTTAGAACCCTCTATTCCCATCTTACTGTAGGCAAAAAGCATGTTCCCAACTATTTTAGAATCTTTTGTTATACCAAGCTTTACTCTATTTTCTAAAGTATCTTTATATTTTTTTCCATTTACTTCAAACTCACTTTCTCTATAGAAATAAGCATTATTAAGCAGTTTTTTCATATTTTCAATACGTATTAATCCAGTTTCATTTGCTGGGTCAGCAGTAAAATTAATTAAAGCCTTAGTTAAATCTCTTTGATGTGCACTTTTTTCTTTAGGAATAATATATTTTCTATGTATAATATCATGATTAAAAGGTTTACCAGTTGCGGATATAGCTATAGTATCAGATGCAGGTATTTTTACATATGATTCTACATCTTTCTTAGAAGATGAACTTTTTAAAGAACTCCAAGCTTGTCTAAAATTAGAAGTCATAGCTACAACTGGTCCCATTTGACCTCTACTTTCAGCTGTTCTTCTACCTGAAAAAGCTCTAACTGCAGGAGAGAATTGAGCATAGAAATTATCATTAACCTGTTTAATAAAATCAGGGTCTAAACCTTCGGATTTAGCTGTAGCCTCGGTAAGAGTAAGCTTATCTCTATATTGGTCTTTAGCATCTTTAATTTCATTATTATCTTTATCATAAAATTCTTTTTTCTGAGCTTTAAACATATCCTTCCACTCTTTTTTCATACCATGTTCAGATGATTTTCTTCCTCCAAAATAAATAAACGACTCATCACCATCAAGGTCAGCACCACCTTGAGCTTCCATAGCTCTACTATGTAGTAATACTTCATGGTTTTTAACGCCTGTAAAACCTACAAACTTTAATATTTGAGCTCCAGAAGGAGAATCTTGAGGAACCCTGACACTTAATGCCTCAAATATATCTTCTAATTTTTCTTTATTCTTTTTATAAAATTCGCTAGTTCTAGGTCCTTGACTAGTTTTTGTTTTATCCCATAAATATCCTAATCTAACTTGAGTTTTACCTGGTATTATATCAGTTTGAATAAGCATTTTCCTAGATACATTACCTAATCTAAATATTTCATCTGATTTAACTCCATACTTCTTCATAGCCAAAGCATCATCATTAAATTCTGGAAATTCTATTTGCATAAACTTATCATAAGGTCTCATTCTAAACACACCAGCATTCTTAACTTTAGGAGTAAGAACTCTTTGTCCTACAAATCTTCTTAATGCTTTGGCAACATAAGGTCTCGTTGATTTATCAAGATATAAAGGATACCCTTTTTCTATAGAAGATATAATTTTTAATGCTTTATCAGCTGCTGAAGTAAATTCCATTGCTTCTGTAAGTTGGTCTTGAGCTTCAGGACCAGAAAGTTCTCCACTTTCACGTAGTAGATTAACACTTTCTTTATGAATCTTTACTATTTTTTGCATTAAATCTTGAGCTAATTGTTGGTTTTCTTTACCTTTACTTCTTAATATTCTATATATTTCAGGTAATCCAATGTCTTCGAAATTATCCATTATTTCTTTTCTTAGAGTTTCATTAGGTTTATTTATATAGTCAAATACTTTACTATTTACTCCTCCTTGGCTATTATCGCCATCAAAAGCTCTCTGGATTATACTATCATACATATCTGTTATGACTTTAGCATGAACTTCAGAGAACATATTAGGATGTTGACTAGTCATAAGTTGTTTAATAAGAGTTATACCAGTAGCTCTATTACCTAACTCATTCAAACCAAGCATTGCATTATCATTTAATACTGATTGAGAGTATTTAAAAGAAGAAGGCTCTATTTCAAATACATCTGGATTACCAATAAGTTTTAATTTTCCATTTTCAACAGCATAGTCTCCCATTCTTTTATTGCCTGTCTGCTTAATACCACTTTTATACATAAGAAAGTTTAACCCATCTCCTCTTTCCATTCCTTTTAATGCATCTAAAGTAGCCCTAGTCTCTATTTCTATCTTATCTTTAGTTAGTAAATTTTTACCTTGTTTCCAGTATACATCAGTATCTTTATTTGCAACATGAGATTGTTCATGTAAAGCAAGAAATTTATTAATATCAGCATTATTTTTTATCAAGCTATCTATTTTCGCACCATCATAACCTTCTTTTTCTAGATTCTCAAAAACAATCTGCTTTTGCTTAGATGATGCTGACTTATCATTGCCAGATATATAATCTAAAAACTGGTCTTTAGTTATATTTGGTCTTATAAAAATATTATTATTTTTATCTGTTGATGCAAGAGATTTTAAACTAGACTTAAATTGATAATCAGGAATACCATTATAAGCTTCCATCATTTTAGAATATTTATCAGGGATAGTAACAATCATATATTTACCCAAGATAGTTCCATCAGGACTCCTTTGAATAAGGAACGATTTATTACTACCAGTCTCTGGCATACCCCCATCTTTATTCATGGCGTTTATACTAGCTTCTGTGCCGATTATAGCACCATCTGTGCCTTGTGGTAGTTTTATATTTAAATCGTTTAATAAATCCTTTGAAGTACCTTCAGCATCTATTATAACTGCCTTGTAATTTCCAACTTTAGATAAGTATAATTTTTCACGATGTTGATTACTTCTGATAAATACATTATCACCTGACAATCCATTTGTCATCCATATCTGAGCTCTTTTGTTTTGATTGACAGCATTCTGTATAAAAGAAGATTTATTATTAGCCATAGTTTCTATTGGAACTTCATTTAAAGCTTCTCCATAGGCTATTATAGAACGCATCATATTATCATGTTGAACTTTAGTTAATCCATACTCTAATTCAGCATGTTTATAAATGCTCTCAGGAATTGTTTTCTTATTAAAACCTTTCTTTATAAGGTCTACTTTTTTATAATTGGGATGATATTTGACAAATTGTAATTTATCTTTATCATTAACACCTCCATATAAATGATAACCTTTTTTATTCATATGATAGACAGCATTTTTAACTAATTGATTTTTTACAACCTCTTTATCATATGAAATATCTTCAAAATCATATGAAGCTCCTATCTTTTTTAATTTATTTGCCTCAACTTGAGAAGCAACATATACAAAATTAGACAATTTATAATCTAATTCATTATGAGTTAAAGCATCCAAGTCAACTATAACAGGGTCTTTTGTTTGTTTAATAGTTCTGTAATATTCTTCTAGAAAAGTAGGAGGTTCCTTTTGATTTCTTATTTTATTGCCAAATGTATATGGAGTTTCTAATGGAATTATCTCAACACCAGTATCACTAACTCTTAAGAATCTTCTTCGTTCTATTTGGTCTTGCCTTTTTAAGTAACTTCTTAATCCTAATTTAAATGCTTCAGGAAGTTTTAAATCTGATTTATCTTCTATTTCTTCTATAAATTCTTTTGATTTAGTTTCTTTAGTCTTAGTAATATATTTAGCAGCTAAATTTGTAGCTATATCTTCAATTTCAATAAGTTTTTCATTTAAATCATCACCTTTTAATTTTAAATCCTTACCATTTGAATCTTTAATTTCACTACTATGTTCTCTTAGTTTACTTTGAACTAAAGTAGATATACTTGAACTCTCAGTCCCTCTTGCTCTAAATGTTATATCATCAAGAGATTCTTCTTTTTTATTATCAAGTTCATTTTCTGCAACTTCTTTTTCTACTTTAGGTTTAGAAACTTTAAGTTGTAATTCTTTTGCTTTTTGATTAAATAATGCTTTTATAGCTCCTTTTTCTAATTGATGTTCTTTACCCTCTAATGATTTAGGACCAAAGAAAGTAGGCTGAGATTTTAAAGATGGAGATTCTCCAATTTCAAGAGGCTCAAATTGCTTTGTTTTAGGACTATACTCAAACCATCTCGTATATTTCTTGTCAAATACATAAGTAGGCTTTTTTAAATTTATTCCTATTTGAGCTGGTATCCTTGAAAAACTTGTAGTAGATACTGAAGGTGCAATACTGTCTATAATAAATACAGAATCTGAACTTTTAATACTTCTAGCGTCTCTATTTATAGCTTCCCATACATAGTCACTAAATTTTCTTTCATCTAGAGTTGTTGTACCTGTTTTTTTAATTTCAATATCTTTTATATCTTTAATAGCTTTTTTAGCTAATTCATCACCAGCAGTAACATCCTTTTCATTTATCATCATGTCAAATACTTTGGGTTGTTTTTTACCTGCTGGAGGTTCTTGTTTATGCGTAACCTTTATACTTGTTATACCTCTTTTAGAGGCTTCTTTAGTTATATACTCTTGTGTTTCATTTGTTCCTGGAGAAATAACATATAAACCTTTTCCTTTTACAGATTCTTTTAATGCAGACTCAACTTCTTCTTTTAGAACTATTTCTTTATCTACCTCTTGTTCAAGAATCTTTTTTCCCTGCTCTTTAATATAATTACTTTTGAGCTTTTCTTCTTTTGTTTTCCCTGGAATTCTATCTAATTGATTTGTCTGCTTAAGTATTTCATAAGCTACAGCACCATATTGATTAAGTCTTTCATTTTGATAATTTTCAAATGCTCTATATGTTAATTCTTTTACTTGAGGGTCAACTTCTGCAAATCCCTCTAATCTCATAGGGTCAAAGTCTTTTTTAAACTCAGGGTCTATACCCTCTCTTTTAATACCTTTGTTAAGCCATTTCCCACTCTCTGTTTGCTTCCAAGACCTTTCTGAACCACCAAAATAAGCTCCCATTAAGTATTCGTATATTTGCTCTGGAGTAGTAGCTCCTCTTGCAGTTGCTGGTAGTCCCATAAACAATGAGCCTGCTAAACCTCTTGCGTATTTCTCAGCTTTAGGGTCTTTCATTACTATTTTATTACCAATAGTTTTAAATATACCACCTGCAATAGCTCCGCTAAAGAAGCTATCTAGCATAGCATCTGTCCCTTGTTGCCAAGATGATATAGCACTAGCTGTACCTAAAGTAAATGCACCAGATATTATATCAGATGCTTCAGGACTTCTTAGGTATTTAAATACAGTACTATTTTCTGCAGCCTTTTTAAGCTGAGCTGAATCTCTTATAGTCCTAGCCATTGGTCTAGCTTTTTTATTTAGTTTTGAAGCTACATATAAAGGGGCACCTTTAACTCCACGAAGAGCAGTACCTGCTGCTATTAAAGGCTTAGCACCAGCTATCATACCTAGCCTTGTTAGTGGAGCTGATAGTATACCAGGGGCAAAACCAGCAAGATGGCCTACACTTCTAAATACAGCCTCCCATTCATTATCAGGATGCTCCGCTATGTTTAAAGTAGTAAAACCTTCTATAAACCCAGCACCTGCTTGTTTTATTGATTCTAATATAGAAAAATCCCCTTCATAGAAAGGGACATTATGATATTGAGCATGTTGTCTTACTGAATTTAAGAATTCTGGATTGAATCTAT